ATTATCTTTATCAGCACCTTCTTTTGCCTGTTGATCTATATTTTTAGATTTAGTTTCATCAGGTTTAATTTCACCTTCTTTGTTTTTCTTTTTACCAAATGGCCACAAATTAGATAAAAAATCTGCCGCTTTACTTAATACAGATACTAATAAAATAATACCAGCAACAACAGCAATAACAGGTAATGCTAATATAAAAAACTCTATTATCAATCCTACTGTTGCTAATGCAAGTTTACCAAAGTTTGCTGCACCTGCCAATAAACCTTTACCAAAACCTTTTAGACCTCCACCAAAACTATCAAATGATGGTAACATTGCTTTAAATTTACCACCAATCTCTTTAAAACCTCCCGCAAACATTTTCAATTCTTGACCCATCAGTTTAAACTGTTGAATAGAAGCACCTATCGTTTGTGCAAATGGACCATTTACACTTTGTTTATTCATTCCCATATCGTCACGTCTTTGTTTTACATCATCAGTATTTTCTTTAATTCTTTTTTCATTGGTTAATATATCTTTTAATTGATCTTCAGATAATTGACCGTTAGGACCTTTAGGATTTTTTTTATATTGTTTAATTAGTTTTTCACTATCTTTTTTATCTTTTGCTATTTGAAGTTCTTTTTCATAGATTGCATTTCTTTCTTTCTTTTCTTCTTCAAATGATCTAATATGCAATTTTTCATTTTTTTCATCAAGGCGAGTATAAATTCCTCTTTCTTCTAGGTTTTGTTTTTCAATTCTTAATTCTTCTATTTTCTTTTCATGTAAAATATTTTTATTTCTATTATCTTGTGCTACAAATTGATTAATTCTACCAAGTTTTTCAATAGCTTCTCTAATGTCTTTACTATATTCTTTTATATTCAAATCTAATCGGTCTTGTAATTTTTCAATAAGATCACTACCTTTATTTTGTTCTTCCTCATCACCAGATGTTATTAATTGTGAAGCTTTATCTATTTCTTCTTTTATAGGAGAAAACTGTTTTACTAAACCAGTTTCTAATTTTTCAATTCTCATATTAATAGCTTGCTTCATACTATTAAAAGTTTGAGTAATTTCTTGTGTTCCTAGAGGTTTACCTTGAGCTTCACTTATTCTTTTAATTTGAGAAACAACGTTTAAGGCTTCACTTCTTACGTCTTTTAAAACTTGTTGTACTGCTTCAACACCTTTATTAGCTTTATCTTGTTGTGTTTCAATTTTAGTAATTTGTCTGCTCATCTTACCACCCAATACAGACTTGGCAGCTTCTCTTGATAGTATTTCGTCCATATCGTCCATTTAATTATTTTGTTTCTTCTGTTGAGGATTGACTATTTTCAGTATTAATCTTTTCTTTAGTACGACCGTATGAAGTAATACCTAATACAGCGCCCATAGCAATATGAAAGAAACCTGCACCTTGTAATGTTAAAGGCGCCCATTGAGTGAATACAATATGTTTTAAATAAGTTGCTTGAGCTACATTCCATAGAATAGGGAATATAACAAAATCACATAAACAAACAAATAGATATAACCAACCCATTAAAGGTCGCCATAATCCTTTTATTTCTTCCTTATATTTTCTCATTACTTGTTCCTCTCATTTCTCTCTTTTTCTTCTTTTAAATAATTGATTAACAAAGCAATATAGATATCACGTTCCCATGGCAACATACTTTCAATCTCAGATAATGAATATTTATGATGCTGCATCAACGCAAAATTAGTTTCGAAGTATGCCTCTAGCGTGCTGTGGGCGAGGCTAATTCGAAAAAATCTGCGATACCTTCTAACTTAATCTTATTTACTATACCTGTTTTAGGGTTAGTAACTTCTATTTCATGTTTAAGTCTAGGCATAGTGTCAAAGAATGTTTTTACTTTGGCAAATGCTTCCTGAGGCATATTTTCAACAAATTCTCTTAATTCTTGTTTAGTGCTGTCTTTTGCAGGATATATCTTTTCTCCTTCAAACACATGATCTATACAATCTATTAAGACATTAAATACTTTTTCAATTTCTGCTTTGTTTACTTCTTTACCAAAATCATAATTCTTTAGTGTAGGATATTTTAAAACTAATCCTAGATTACGCTTTTCATCTATGATTATTTTGTTTGTATGATTATCATCAACTTGAACTTCAACTTTGGTTAAATCTACTTCTGCTTCAGCATATGTTATTCCATCATCAGAACATATTGTTCTAAATTTAGAAATTTCTGATACAGATTTTGCTCTTAATTGTAAAAATATAAACTCTATATCAAATATAGGTAAGTTATATACCTGTAAAGCATTAAATGTACATGCGTCAACAATTTCTTTTAACGCATTTACCATTTGCTTATTATCGCCAGTTTCCATGGCAATGTATAGTATTTTTTCTTCTTTAACTAGAAAAGGTCTGAATTTTACTTTTCTATCTACTGATGGTAACGTCAATTCATACGTTGGTACATCAACTCTTGGTAACGCCATTATTATCTCCTTTTATATTACAAATTGAACGGAGGTAAAGTTGTGATTGGTGGTGATACTCTTCCACCAGTGATTTTGCCAATCGGTAAACTTCTTTTTAACTGACCAATTACGTCAGCACCTGCACGTCTTAATTCTGGTGGCAATTTATTTAGTATGCCTCCAAAAATTCCATAACTACTTTTAACATCAACACTTCTAAAGTTAGGTTGACCTAATTCAATGTTACCAGCACGATCCAAGAAGTAGTTAATCCAGTATCTAAATGTAAATGTAACATTAAACGTTTGAACAGCATTAGTATCATAATTATATTCTACAGCACTAATAGTTTTAGGATAACAATCAAATAATTTAACAGCATAAGTTGTGTCATCTCTTTCATCTTTACTAGCAAATTGACCTAATTGAAATATATTAACGTCTGATATATAATTATCATAGAAGTTAAAGTTATTAGATTGATTGCTATATATTGCTGATTGCCATAATTCAAAATATGATCTCTCACGCATAAACTTATCACAATAAAATGTAGCAGTAATATCAGCTGATTTATAATCAGTAGCTATTTTATATGCTGGTCCGTGATGCTTAATTTCTTTAACTTGAATATCTCTATCTGGCATATTAATAGCAGAACAAAATGCTTGAACTCTTTTTACATTTGCTGTTTGAACTGCATTTAAATCGCTACCACTTCTAAATGTAGTTAACAATTCTGAAGCTGCCGATGATGGAGTTAAATTAAGATCGCCTCCAGGAGCAACAGGAGGAATAGATCCTTTTGTGCTAATAATATTTTTTGTACCAGGCAATGTAAACTCAACATAATATCTAGCCTTACGAGCAAATCCTTCTGCTTCATTAACATAAGATTGAAAACGACCAATAGTGCTTTCTGGATTGCCGCCTGCCTTTTGTTTAAAACGTGGATCTGATTCAACGTTGTCCAAAGACCTATCTCTAGGTAAACCTATTCTAACATCATATCCACCAATACGTATACCACCACGAAGTATTGCCATTTAGTATTTCCTTGCTTGTGCCCAGACGTATGAATCTGATTTCTTTTTAAATTGTTGAACTGGAAGATAACAAGCAACAGCTGCTTGATTTAATGTTATCTTTAAAAAACTAGATCGAACTTGTTTAAACAAATATTTTTTAATTGTATGAGGAACTAACGGCATACTTTTAACTCTAGGCCAACTTACATCTAATTTTGCTTTTGATAAATCTCCACTTGTTGCCCAAGCTGTCATATTTTCTAGTAACCTTAATCTTAATACAGGAGGAAGATAATGGAAATTTAATCCAGCAAATCCACCCTCAATTCTTTCTAATGGTAATACTAATGGGAAAGTGTCATAATAAGGTAATCTTTCTTTTGTTTTAGGTTCGTAAAAGAATAGATTTAATAAACCTATATTAGGTCTACCAGTTAAAACTCCATCTTTCATTAATTTTGATGCAGTTATCCTATCAGTAATTGAACCAATTGCTTTTTGATACCAATTGCCCGATTTGTAATCATCACCTTGTTTTTGTGTTAAAGTATCTAGTATATTAACCATTTACTATATTTATGTTAGTTGTAGATACCTATATCTTTTTCTGTAAAGATTTTAAACTCTAAATTGTTGCCCTCACAATATGCTTTTGCGGCAGTCCATTTGGCTTGATTTTTGATATATTCTAATTGCTCTCTTAAATAACTCTTGCCTTGTTTTTTAGGTGCTTTAGGTGGTTTGCATTGACGATATGGTTTGATTTCAACCATATACTTTTTACCAGATTTAACTTTGAAAATAAAATCAGGATAGTAACGGTGTATTCTATAATCAATAGGTGAACGATAGATAATAGGAATTTCTTCTGATGCCCAAAATTCAATTTCTTCACTACGATCCAAATAGACCATCATTCTACGCTCTAATAATGAACGATAGATTATATTATTGGCATCTCCAACGTATTTCTTGGGATTAGATGGTTTAAAAATACCCTTATAACTTCCTGTCATAACATATAAATATTACAAATTAACACAAAGATATTTATACATGGCTATATCAGATTTAATTCAAAAGAACCTAAGCAATCTTACAGGTGGTGGAATTGCTGGTATCGCTGGGGGTGTTGCAGGTAGTTTATTTACAGCATCAGGTAATTCTCAAGCCGCTACTGCTGCTGCCGCTAAAATATTAAACAAATCACCGCTTGAACTTAACGATAAACCTACTGCTCACATGGATGTAAATCCATATGATTATGGAACAGTTTGGTACCCAAACAATGTACAAAATTTAGGTACAGGACATTATATGATTTTTGACATATTGGAAACTGATACAATTTGGGGAAAAGCAGTTAGAGCATTAGGAGAACTTGGTTCAGCAGCATATACATATTTAGGTGATGATAAATTAGCAGCCGTATTAAAACCTTCGCCTCAAGCTAATAGAGCAGCAAAAATTAAAAATGCAGGCGGCGGAGTGGAAAATAGAATTACTGATCAATCATCAGGAATAAATGCTGGTGGTCTAGGATCAAGACATACCAGAGTTGTTGCTACAATAGTATTATATACTCCTCCAGGAATTAAAACTAGTTACAATGTAACACATGAAGGTACTGAAACCGGTAATTTAGGTACTGCATTAGGATTTAAAGGCGAAGGTGGTGTTTCAATTGGATCAGCAGCAGAATTATTAGCAAGAGGAGGAGAAATTGGTTCCTCGCTTGCAGCAGAACTTGGTGGTGCAGCATTATCAATCATACCTGGGATGGGAGATTTAAAAGGAGCATTACAAAAGGTTACAGGTAGAGCATTCAATCCAAATTTAGAAATGGTATTCAAAGGTGTACCTATGAGAGAATTTGATTATACTTTTGAATTTGCACCAAAAAATAGAGAAGAATTAGATTCAGTACAAAAAATTATAAATTTATTTAAATATCACATGCACCCACTTGTTGAAGTCGGTAGTGGATTTGTTGTGCCATCACAATTTCAATTAACATATATGTATTTGGATAAACGTAATAATTACATTCCAAGAATTAGTAAGTGTGTATTAAAAACTATGGATTTACAACATGGTGATGAAACATCATTTCATACGTTGGTAGCAGATGAAATGGGTGCGCCTCCAATCTATACTAAAATGACTTTAAAATTTGCTGAAACAGAAATTATGACTAAACAAACTACTTCTAAAGGATTCTAATGTACTTTGCTTATTTTCCTAAAGGAACATATGATTTAGCAGGAGATGGTAATAGAAAATTAGTCACTGATTTAATGAGAAGAATTAAAATTAGATCAAAGGTTCAAAGCATATCAGCATTATACGATTTATATGATATCAAAGAAGGTGAAACTCCTGAAATCGTAGCACTTAAACATTTTGGCAGTCCACTTTATCACTGGGTTATATTATTAACAAATAATGTTACAGATAGATATTATGATTGGCCATTATCAACGTATGAATTAGAACAATATCTTACAGACAAATACGAAAATCCTGATGCCACACATCATTACGAAATTGATCAATTAAGTGGATCAGTCAAATCAAATGGACCTTCCGATTACACAATGAAAATTCAAGTCGATCCAATTGATTTCCCATTAGCAGTAGCAGTTACAAATAGAGAATATGAACAAAGAATACAAGATCAAAAAAGACAAATCAAATTGCTTGATCCTGCATATCTACAAATACTAATGGAAGAATTTAAAAAAATAATGGGTAAATAATGTCTATCTATGATACATTGGATGGTAGTAA